CCCTAATAGCGAATTAGGAGATTCTATTGTTTCTGAATTAGCGAATCGGGTATACGTAGCTGGAAACCTACTAGTGGGTACCAGTAATACCATACCCGGCACTAATGCTTTAACTTCGGGTGATAACAACAGTGTTTTAGGTAATAGCTCTGTTGCTTTTGGTTCTAATAATTCAGTATCAGGAAATCGTTGTGGTGGATTAGGGGCAAATAACATTGTAGCTGGTGGTCAAGTTTGGGCAACAGGTGATGGAAATAACGTAGGTATTGACAAGTTAAATGTAGGAGGGAATATTGTAACCGCTGGTTTTAACAACACTGTTAAATCAGGTGGTTCTTGTGTAGTAGGAACTTCAAATATTTTAACTAACACTACAGAATCTAGCGAAATAAATACAAATTTTGCCATGGGTTCTTCAAACACTTTAAACGATGTAAATGATGGAATAGTCCTTGGTTTTAACAATACTATAAATAATAATGACAGCTGCATCTTAGGTAAAAGTAATACTACAAACGCTATTGATACTTATGCTATAGGTAAAAGTAACACGCTTAGCAGCGCAAATGATTACGCGTTTGGGCTTAACAATACAATTAGCGGCGACGCAACAATAGCCATGGCACTTGGGCATAATAACGTGTTATCAGGAAGTCAATCTTATGCTTTTGGTAGAAACCTAGAAGATGGTGGTGAGGATGACACTGTTATAATTGGACGTTACAATGCAACACCAACCGCAACAGGTAGAATTGTATTTGGAACTGGGTTTTCTTCTACTGGTAGAAAAAACGCAATAGAAATACAAGCCGGTACTGGTTCGCAATCTGGGTTATTATTCCCGGCACTTAGGTTATCTAGTTCATACGCTAACGATTCAGATGCTGCGGCAGCTGGTGTAGAAAGAGGAGAGCTTTATAGGTCTAACAATCAAGTTAGAATAAACATAGATCAACCAGAACAAAATGCAAAAAACAGTGAAGGGCTTGCATATTTAACACCGCAATTAAAAACAGCTAGCTCTGGCGATTCTTCCAATATTAGCGCAAACTATAATTTAGTTTTAATTAGTTGGTCAGGCGGTAATGGTATCTATACGTTGATGCTTCCCTTGGCAGCTGCCGCCACGAATAGAGTTATAAGAATTACAACAGACGGCTCTTTATCCAGTGGCGCGGGTGATAAAATAAATATCACGGCTTCTGGTAGCGAAACTATAGACGGTGCTGCTTCTTTTCAAATATCAAAACAATACGAAGGTATTGCTGTTTACTCAACAGGATCTGAATGGATTGTAATACAAGCAAAAGCGCATTAATAAAAAACCAAAACTGCGTAATAATATAAAATATACCGACCCGGGATTAGGGTAAACCAATAGTAATTTAAAACCAAAACCAATGACACTATTTTATTCGACTAATTCGTGGACTAGTCAACCACAACCAGATGAAAAAACCGTAGAAACTTGGAAGCACGCGTCGACCAAATCCAACTGGCGTATTGTTCAATTACCAAATGGATTCTACCAAACAGAAATTAAAATACCAGACGAAGATTCTTGGAAAGATATAACTAGGAGAGAAACAATCGAAGGGGCTGAAGCGGCAATTGATGGATCAATAGAATACTATCAAAAAAAGCTTAATTATATAAATGGTCCTAAAGTTATAAAAACTTTTGAAAAAGAATAATATAAACTAAAATTTAATTTAATGGAATTTAATAACTCGAGCGATATAGTCAAAACGCTCACATTTGGCAGCGAAGCCAAAAAAGAAATTATGCAGGGTGTTGAAAAATTATCGAACGCAGTAAAGAGCACGTTAGGTGCGTCTGGAAAATGCGTAATATACGAAGACGCCACTGGAAAACCGGTAATTACAAAAGATGGTGTAACCGTTGCAGAAAGCGTAGTCTTATTACATCCGGTTGAAAATATAGGGGCAACCCTTATAAAAGAAGCTGCCAACAATACAGTTAAAGAAGCGGGGGACGGAACTACTACAGCAACTGTATTAGCGCACTCTTTATTAGTAAAAGCAAATAATGCACTACATGAAGAAGAAATTAGAAACATTAAAGAAGGCATTGCTAGCGGTGCTGAAAAAGTTATGGCTTATCTTAATAAAGCCAGCATTCCTGTTGAAGGCGAAATGTTACGAAGTGTTGCTACTATCAGCTGTAACAATGATACAGAGCTTGGAACCAAAATTGGAGAAGCTTATCAAAAAGTTGGAAAAGATGGAGTCGTTTTAATGGAAGAGTCCGAAACAAATGAAACTTATGTTGAATTTGTTGAAGGCGTCCAATTCGATTCAAAATTAAAATCCCCGCATTTAGTAACAGATAAAGACAAGAATTTAGCTGTTTTAGAAGAGCCTAGTGTGCTTATTGTATCTTCGCCTATACCAAATATTAGAAGAATACAAAACGTCCTAGAACACGTAATAAAAAATAAAAATAGTTTATTAATAGTTGCTGATGTTGAGCAGCAGCCTTTTGCTACATTATTAGCCAATAAAGTAAAAGGCAACATAAAAGTAAATATAGTTGACCCTCCTGGGTTTGGGCCTACTAGAACAGAAACTATAGAAGACCTAGCCATATTAACTGGAGCGACAGTAATAAATGAAGAGCTAGGAGATGATTTAGATTTGATAGATCCTTCTGTATTAGGTTCCGCTGTAAAAGCTGTTACTGATAGCAAAGGAACTGTTTTGCAGGTTTATGCGGAAAATGAACTTCTTGAAGAAAGAATAGAAAACGTTAATAACAGACTGCAAGAAGAAACAAACCCATTTTTTAGAAAAAAGCTAGAGCAACGTTTATCAATGTTAACAGGTAGCGTTGGTATTATAAGAGTTGGAGCTGATTCAAAAGTTGAACTCAAAGAAAAGAAAGATCGTGTTGAAGACGCAATATATGCGACAAAAGCCGCCTATAAAGAAGGTATTGTTGCCGGCGGGGGAGTCGCTTTGTTAAATGCCTCTAAATTAATCAAGCCTAAAAGTAAAGGAGAAGAAATATTGTTGGATTCTATTAAGGCCCCATATGAAACTATTCTTGAAAATGCTAATATGGATGTTGTATATCCTCAAACAAAGAACAAGGGTATAGACGTTAAAACAGGCAAAGACGTTAATATGATTAAAGCCGGCATTATTGATCCGGTTTTGGTTACAAAAACGGCGCTAAAAAATGCTGTAAGTGTTGTGAATACAATTATATCAGCCGATTGCGTAATCAGTAATAAAAGATTAGCATAATGCAGGCGATTAATTTTTATGTAGTTGTAGACAAAATAAAAGAGGAGCCGAAAAAAGTAGGTGGACTTGAATTAACTGAAAAGCAAAATGCCGATGTCCGTTATGTCAAAGGCAGAGTTGTTAGCGTAGGTGACCAAATAAATACGATACAAGACGGAGATATTGTTAGATATGACAAGCACGCAGGTCACGGCATAGAATGGAACGACTCTCTTTATTACGTACTAAAAATATCTGATATAGTTCTTGTAGAATGAGGCTAACCGGGCAGGATTTAAGAAGCATGGGTTTACTAAAGTATTACAGGCTTGTCAGAAGATGGGCTTGTAAAACTTATGATTTAAAAGATGCTGATTTAGAGTTGCTGGTGTATTTAGATTGCAAAAAGCTTTTTACGCGTAATGATTTTATTAATGGCGTATACACCTACAGCTGGGATAAAAACCGGTGGGAGCGCTTAAGGCGTAATGGGTGGATAGACGTTTTTAAAGAACGCAATAGAACAACATCCAAATATGCGGTTTATAAAGTTTCTATGAAGGGACAGCAATTGATAATGCGTATATATAGGATATTATTGGGCGAAGAAGATATGCCCACTTCAAGAAACAGTGTTTTTTATAAAAACAAAACATATACTGATAAAGTCTACAATAAGGCTATTGATGATATGATTAATGATAAAGAAAGGTAATGGCATTTAAACTTAAAGATTTTTCAGCGCTTGTCGGTATAGACAAAGAAACATCTAGCTACGGAACTCCTGTGTTTAAGAAAAACTTAGAAGGAGGGGTTATGGCTGAAGCAAATAATGATGGTACAATATTTGTTGATCAATCATTAAGTAAGAAGGAAAAAGAAGATGCGGTTGCTCATGAAAAAGTACATCTAGAGCAAATGGCACAAGGGAAATTGCAGTACGATAATAATACTGTAACCTGGAAAAAAGACACCAGATCCCCAGCTAGAGTTTATAAAAGAATGGGGAATCATATAGTAGATATTAAAACAGGTAAATCAGCAAGCGAAGGTCATAAAGACTTTGAGTGGGAAGAGGAAGCCTATAAAAATTCATAACATGTACAAAGCAAAATCAATAACAAATAAAGCTAGCAGCGCTGTAAAAATGAATATGGCTCTAGTGGAGGGTCAAGCTGATATAGGGAATGTAAAAAAAGCTGGTGCTGAAGATCTTTTAGCCGGAATGAAGAAGACTAAAGGAGCGGGTCTTGTGCAACTTACAGGTACAGACACAACAGGCACAACAGAAGAAACAGAAGAAAAAGAAGACTCCGTAAATAAAATGAAATCACCTTTCAAAATTGACCCCGTTACAGCAATGAAAGTTGTAGGAATGGCGTCTAGTATGATGGGAAAGAAAAAAGAAAATAGCGGCGGAGGAAGTAAAACAACTGTAGTTGTTAATCAACCCTCAGGTGGTAACCAAAAAAGAGGAGGCCAGGCAGACAACGCAATAGACCCCAAATAATAATACTTATATATAGAATATGAAACCTATAACAAGCAGAATAAAAAGATCCCCTCTATTTTCTTACGGAGAATCCCCAATGAAACAAACCGCTACTACAGGTGGTTCTATAGAGGGAGATGATAAAGAAATAGAGGTAACTGAAACAAAAGAAAAAGAAGTTGTCGGCATATATCGCAGAGCTTGCGGTAGTAAAACAGATGGCTCTATCGGAACAGATCCTGTGACAGGTGAAAAAAGAAAATGTTCACAAGCTGCACCAGGTCAAGAGCCGGAAGAAAAAGAAACTGTTACTACTAAGAAAACAGTAGAGGGCGACGATCTTGATTATGAAGCTGATCTTTATAAAAAGAAAGAAGACAAAAAAGTACAGGGTCCTGCTAGCACTAGGAAGCAAGAAAGAGCAAATACGTTTATTAATAGAAAAGTTAATAAATATAGACGGAAAATGGGCAAGTATGGTACTTTCGATATGGAAGGCAACTTTACAGCTGATAAAGGTCTATCTCAGCGTGATATACGTAAAATGCTACAAGCTAAAGGTAATTTAGAAGGAGCGCAGGCAGGTAGGAAAAACGTGCAATCTGGCATAGAGTCTGGCGTTGGTCTTCAAGGAACATATTATGGTGGCCAAAGAAAAATGGACAAAGGGGAGCTTACAAAGCCTGAGCAAAAAGAAATAGCTAAAAGAGAAGCTAAAAGAAATGCTAAAAGACAAGCTGAAGGAGCTATAGAAGTTGGTGCTGTAAACCCATTTGCGAGCTTTGGCAATATTAACACAGGACTTAATCTGTATACCCCTACAACTAATTATATGGATTTATTAAAAACTCCCGCAAATATGAACTCAAAAGGATATTCACAAAAACCTAAAAGCCCAGCAACAAAAGCATTAAAAGGTGCTCAACATAAATTACCTCAACATCTTCAAGATGCCATAAAAGCGGCCCCAGGCAAAATGAAAGCGCCGCTTAAGAAGAGCTATTTTAAATAAATAATTATGTCGTATATTCAAGCAAACTCACCATTCAAAAAAAAGCCCGCCGCGCCGTCCCGCAAGAAATCTTTAGGCTATTACAATGAGGTAAAGTCCAAAAGCAAAGAGGGAGCTGCTGCAGGAGGAGGTATGACACAGGCTGGTGTTGATAAATATAGAAGAGATAACCCCGGTAGTAAGCTAAAGAAAGCAGTTACAAACTGTAAAGCTAAAGTTGGCACAAAGCCTTATAAGAGACAAAAAGCATTTTGCAGCAGATCTAAAAGCTGGACCGGTGAAAGAGGTAGAGCGGCTAGAAGAAGATGGTGCTGCAGTAGATTTAGTTAATATTATGGAATCAAAAGGACTAGGAGACTCAATAGAAAAATTTACAAAAGCAACTGGAATAAAAAAACTTGCCGATAAAATACCTGGCGGGTGTGGTTGCAAAAAAAGAAAAGAAGCATTAAATACTATATTCCCGTATAAAAATAAATAATCATGGCATACGATAAAAAATCAAGCGGCTGCACGCCAATTACATCTAAAATTAAAAGAACTACTCAGGGAGGCATGGTGACTCAGCCATTATTAGATATGGGGGCACCTGTAAAAATGAAAGCTCCATCGCCGGCTAAAGATAATAGATCTAATCGTCAAAAGGCAAACGAAGCTAGAAAAAAATCACTCGCCGCAGATAAGAGTAGGAGAGAACAATTAGCTAAAGCTGAAGCAGCTAAAAAAGCTAAGGATCTTGCGTCTAAAGAATTTATTAGAAATAAAAGAGGTCGTAAGGTTAAAAACCCAAAATATCAAACCCAAACGATACAGCCCGTCAAAGAGGCTAGCGGAAATAAAACTGGATCAACAAAAGCAAATAGAGAATTAAAAGATGTGTTGGAGCGCAAAGGAATTGACGTAAGCTCATATAAAGGTGACACTCGCGGTAAAATGAAAAAAGGCACATATAGATATGCAAAAGCCTCACAGCCTAAATTAGATAGTATTATTTCAAAAAGAAATAAAGCTACTAAAGGGTCTGCTGAATACAATCGTTACCAAAACCAAATTAATAAAGCATACGGCGTTGGACCAACAAATAGAAGTACTACAGAAAAAACAACTTCTACTATTAAGCCTAAAGTTACAATTGAATCTAAAAAACCTACTGCCGATGTGCTTACTACGCCAAAAGCTTCAAAAATAACAAACGAAAAGGCAGCTAAAAGATCTGAGCGAAAAACATCCAGAGCGCAAAAAACTAGAGAAAAAGGTATTGAAGCTCTTGAAAGCGGCAATACAGCAAAAGCTCGTAGATTATATAAGCGTGAACAACGTATAAAGAAAAGAGCAGCCAAACAAGCGGATAAAGCTATTGAGCCTAAAAAGTCATCAGCCGCTAAGCAAACAGCTAAGCAGCAAAAAGAAAAAAAAGAAAAAGCGCTAGCTAAAGCAAAATTTATAAAAAAAGCAGAAAAAAAAGGCAATCTTAAAGAGCTTAAGAAAAATCCGCCTAAAGTAAAACGCGTATATAAATAATGAAAAAAATTCTTCAATTTATAACCGGAGGCCTCGTCAAAGACATAGGTAAAGTAATAGATGACCTAGTAACTACTGATGAAGAAAGACTTGCGGCTAAACTAAAAGTTGAAGAGCTGCTAGAGCGAGCGGACAAAGATGCTCAGGATCAGGTGACTGCAAGGTGGGAAGCGGACATGAGTTCAGATTCGTTTTTATCTAAAAACATAAGACCCATGGTTCTTATATATTTAACTGTTATATTTACGGCGCTATGTTTTTTTGATGGCAATATAGGGGAGTTTAAAATAACTCAAGACTATATACCAATTTTTCAATCTTTATTAATAACAGTTTACGGAGCTTACTTTGTGGGTAGAACATGGGAAAAAGCTAAAAAAATAATAAAAAATGATTGACAAGTCTAAACTTCAAGAATACAACAGCTCTTTAAATGTAAATTTTGAAATCCATAAAGTTTCAATAAAACAAAGAAAAGATAAAAAATGGCTTTTAATGGTTAGCTGTAGAGCGTTTTTATACGTATTTGAAGATTGGGAAACAATGATGGCTCAACTTATAATGCTTTTTACAGATCCTGATAAATTTTATAAGGATAATAACCTTGCAACAGGAAGCAGAATATTAAATGATGTAGATCCACACGTAATTAATAAATATGCAGAGAGCATAACAAAATAAATAATAACAATTAAATTAAATAAAATGAGTAAAAAAATAGAAGAACAGGAATTAGCTAACCTAAAAGAAAAGGTAAGTAATATAAATAGTCTACAAATGCAGATAGGAGGGCTTGAGGCCCAGAAGCACGAGTTATTGCATGGCATTAGCTTAGCTACTACAGAATTCCAAAACGTTCAAAAAGAGTTGCAAGATAAATACGGTAAAGTATCTATCAATATTTCAACAGGGGAGATTTCTGAAGATGAGTTTGGTACGAAAAATTAGTATTGGAAAAGACTATAAAAATGACGCTATGCACTATTCTGTTGGACAGGAAGTGTATGGCGGTCATATTATAGTTAATATTATAGAAGAGGAAGATAAGTACTCTATATATATAGAAAAAAACAGAGAGGTTTTACCCTGGAAAGAATTTAATAAAAATATGGCTATTGCCGTTGAGTTTGATTTAGAATATTAAATGGAAGGTGTTTTTGATTTTATTATTAGCCCCAAAACTGGTAGGAACAATAATAAAAAAATAATTAATGGCAAAAGTTTAATATTAAATACCGATTTGCAGGACCATAATTTTGTTAGTAGGATTGGCATAGTTATTTATACTCCTGCAAAAAATACAAGCGGTATTGAGGTGGGTGACGAAGTAATTGTGCACCATAATGTATTCAGAAGGTATAGAGATATAAGGGGGGTAGAAAAAAATAGCCGTAGCTATTACAAAGAAAATATGTTTTTTGTATCGCCCGATCAAATATATGCGTACAAAAAAATAATTAACTGGAATGCGTGTAAAGGTTTTAACTTTGTTAAACCTATAAAAGAAAACAAAATGTTTTCAATAAACTTTGAAAAACCCGCAATAGGCGTTTTAAAAGTAAAAGATCCATCGCTAAAAAATTTAAATATTGGCGACCTTGTTGGCTTTAGGCCGGGTATGGAATATGAGTTTGTAATAAACAATGAAAAGCTCTATCGAATACCCACCAATCAAATTACAATTAAATATGAATACCAAGGAAACGAAGAAGAATATAATCCAAGCTGGGCAGCGAGCAGTTGAGGAGTTAATCAAAGTAGCTAAAGAAGCTATTGTAGATTCGGATGATGATATATCAGCCGACAGACTCAAAAACGCAGCAGCTACTAAAAAGCTAGCTATATTCGATGCCTTTGAAATACTTAGCCGTATTGAAGAGGAGGAAAATATGCTTGAAAATAAACCTAAAAAAGAAATAGAAAAAAAGGCTTTTAAAGGTTTTGCTGAAAAAAGATCTAAATAATGTACAAGCAGAATTTATATAGCGTAATAACGCCAATAAAGCAGAATACTATATCTAGATTAAATAAAAGCAAAAAATGGAAATACGGCTACAATAAAGAGCATGATATTGTAGTTATAAGTAAAACCGGGCAAATAGGCGAAATATATAATATACAGAATTTAAAAATAGCCTTACCCCCTGTCCCCTCTAAAATTGATAAATCAAATGATAAGTGGACAATAGAGGAATACCCTAAAGAACTAAAGCGCATACAAAGCGTTTTTGAATGGAGGGATTACCCGGAAGAGTTTAAAGAAAAATGGGAACCATATATAGATGAGCAATTCAAACGCCGCGAAGAAGGCCATTGGTTCAATAATAAAGGTGTGGGCACTTACATTACTGGCACTCACTTTATGTACTTGCAATGGTCTAAGATTGACGTTGGGCACCCAGACTTTAGGGAAGCAAACAGATTATTCTTCATCTTTTGGGAAGCTTGCAAAGCAGACCAGAGATGCTACGGTATGTGTTACCTCAAAAATAGACGTTCGGGATTTTCATTCATGGCAAGTGGTGAGACCGTTAACATGGCCACAATATCAAGCGACTCTAGATTCGGTATATTATCAAAGTCTGGTGCTGACGCAAAAAAAATGTTCACCGATAAAGTTGTCCCAATATCGGTAAATTACCCTTTCTTTTTTCGGCCTATACAAGATGGTATGGATCGCCCAAAAACAGAATTAGCATATAGAATACCGGCATCAAGACTAACAAGGAAATCTATTCAAAATAAACAAGAGCAGGAAGAGCTCGAAGGTCTTGATACAACTATTGACTGGAAAAATACAGGTGATAATAGCTATGATGGGGAAAAACTAAAACTGCTGGTACACGACGAAAGTGGTAAATGGGAAAAGCCAGACAATATTTTAAATAACTGGCGAGTTACAAAAACTACATTAAGATTAGGTAGTAGAGTTATTGGAAAGTGTATGATGGGCTCAACATCAAACGCATTAGACAAAGGTGGTGAAAACTTTAAAAAATTATATAATGCTTCAGATGTTAAAAAGCGAAATCGCAATGGACAGACTAAGTCAGGACTATATTCTTTGTTCATACCTATGGAATGGAATTACGAAGGATTCATTGACAATTATGGAATGCCTGTATTCGAAACTCCATCAAAAAGCTGTATTGACCCATACGGAGACTCTATCGAGGTCGGGGTTATCGAGCATTGGAATAATGAAGTCGAAGGGTTAAAAGGCGACCAGGACGCTCTAAATGAGTTTTACAGGCAGTTTCCGCGCACAGAGGAGCATGCGTTTAGAGATGAAACAAAAAATAGTATATTTAATTTAGTTAAAATATACGAACAAATAGATTACAACGAAGATTTAAGTAATTCTGCAGTAGTAACTACAGGTTCTTTGCAGTGGGAAAACGGCATTAAAGATACTAAGGTTAGATTTATGCCTAATCCGGCAGGAAGGTTTAAAGTTTCGTGGGTGCCTAGTATAAATTTGCAAAATAAGCAAATACAAAAAAACGGGATTAAATATCCTGGCAACGAACATATTGGTGCGTTTGGCTGTGATAGTTATGATATATCGGGTACAACAGACGGTAGGGGTTCTAAAGGAGCTTTGCATGGGCTAACAAAGTTTAGCATGGAAGACGCACCGCCTAATACGTTTTTTTTAGAATATATAGCCAGACCACAAACAGCAGAAATGTTTTTTGAAGATGTATTAATGGCTTGTGTTTTTTATGGTATGCCAATACTGGCAGAAAATAATAAGCCTAGACTTCTTTATTATTTTAAGCGAAGAGGCTACAGAGGCTATTCTATGAATAGACCCGATAAAATATGGAACAAACTTTCTGTAACAGAAAAAGAAATTGGGGGGATTCCAAACTCATCAGAGGATATAAAACAAGCTCACGCCGCCGCTATAGAATCTTATATAGATCGCTATGTAGGTTTAAAAGAAGATAATCAATATGGTTCAATGTATTTTAGTAATACTTTAAATGATTGGGCTAAGTTTGATATAAATAAAAGAACAAAATTTGATGCTGCTATCAGCTCGGGTTTAGCAATAATGGCTTGTAATAAAAATTTATACAGACCAGTTGCTCAAGTGCAAAAAAGAAAATTAAATTTAAAAATAGCTAAATACACCAACACAGGTGCATTTTCAAAATTAATAGAAAAATAAAAATATGGCTGAGTCAGTTATAACAAATTATTTTCCAAGCCAAATAGCTAGCGATGAAGAAAAAATGTCTATCGACTATGGTACTTCAATAGGTAGAGCTATAGAAAACGAATGGTTCAAATCAGATACTGGTTTAAACAGATTTAAAAGTAATCAAAATACTTTTCATAATTTAAGGCTTTACGCTCGTGGCGAGCAGGGTATACAAAAATATAAAGACGAATTATCAATTAATGGTGATTTATCTTATTTAAATTTAGATTGGAAACCCGTACCTATTATACCAAAGTTTGTAGATATAGTTGTAAATGGCATATCAGAAAGATCATTTGATATAAAAGCATATTCGCAAGATCCATATGGCGTTGAAAAACGTACAAAATATATGGAGTCTATATTAAGAGATATGCAGACCCAGGAGTTAAGTAGATTTTCAGAAGAAAATTTTGGAGTTACATTATTTGAAAATAACCCAGAAACGTTACCTAAAAACAAAGAAGAGCTCGAATTACATATGCAACTAAGCTACAAGCAGCAAGTAGAATTAGCAGAAGAGCAGGCTTTAAATGTTTTACTTGAAGGTAATAAATATGACTTAATTAAAAGACGTTGTAACTACGATTTAACTACAATTGGCATAGGGGCTGTAAAAAATAGTTTTTCAAAATCTGAGGGCGTTAAAATAGAATACGTTGATCCTGCAGATTTAGTGTGGTCATATACAGATTCACCTTATTTTGATGATATTTATTATGTAGGCGAAATTCGCAGAGTACATTTAAATGAGCTTAAGAAAGAATTCCCATGGCTGACGAATGACGACCTAACAGAAATATCTTCTCAATCTTATAGCAATAACGGTTTTTATGATAGAACTGTATCTAACTATAATGAAGATGACTCTAATACCGTACAGGTTCTTTATTTTAATTACAAAACATTTGCCAATGATGTATATAAAGTTAAAGAAACCGCTACAGGAGCCGTAAAGCTAATACCTAAATCAGACGATTTTAATCCGCCAGAAGAAATAATGGCCGAATATGGAATATCAAAACTATCTCAATCTTTGGAAGTTTTATATGAAGGTGTTAAAATATTAGGCGGTAGAATGCTTAAATGGGAAATGGCTAAAAATATGATTCGCCCAAAAAGCGATTATACTAAAGTAAAAATGAACTATAGTATAGTAGCACCAAGAATGTATAAAGGCCGTATAGAAAGTATCGTTTCACGTATAACCGGTTTTGCTGATATGATTCAGCTTACACATTTAAAGCTCCAACAGGTAATGTCAAGAATGGTGCCAGATGGCGTTTATCTTGATGCTGATGGATTAGCCGAAGTTGATTTAGGTAATGGCACAAATTACAACCCGCAAGAAGCGTTAAATATGTTTTTCCAAACAGGTTCCGTTATTGGTAGGTCATTTACCCAAGAAGGTGATATGAACCCTGGTAAAGTGCCAATACAAGAAATCAGCAGCGGAAGCGGCGGAGCAAAACTTCAAAGTTTGATTACTACTTATAATTATTATTTACAAATGATTAGAGATGTAACCGGACTTAATGAAGCGCGTGATGGAAGCATGCCTGATTCAAGAGCTTTAGTTGGGGTGCAAAAATTAGCGGCAGCTAATTCAAACACGGCTACAAGACATATTTTAAATGGTACATTGTTTTTAACAGCAGACTTGTGTGATAACTTGTCATTAAGAATATCTGATATTATAGAATATTCGCCGACAAGAGAAGCCTTCATACATAAAATAGGTAATCAAAATGTAGCGGTGCTTGAAGAAATGTCAAATTTATATTTGTACGATTTTGGTATATTTATAGAACTTGCTCCAGATGAAGAGGAAAAAGCTATATTAGAAAATAATATACAAGCTGCAGTTGGCGCAGGTATGATAGACTTAGCGGATGCTATAGACCTTAGGGATATTAAAAATATAAAATTAGCAAATCAATTGCTCAAGGTGCGCAAGAAAGAAAAAATGCTAATGGATCAGCAGCTTCAACAACAAAACATTGAAGCGCAAGCCCAAGCAAATGCTCAAACTCAACAAGTAGCCGCTCAAGCTGAAGTGCAAAAACAGCAAGCCTTAACCGCAAGTAAAATACAGCTTGAACAAGCTAAGGCGCAAATTGATGCTCAAAAATTAATGCAAGAGGCTAATTTGAAAAAAGAGCTAATGCAACTTGAGTTTGAAATGAATATGAGCTTAAAAGGAATTGAGGTACAAGGTAGAAAATCTGAATTACAAGAAAAAGAAGACAGAAAAGACGATCGTACTAAGATTCAAGCAACACAACAAAGTGAATTAATAAATCAAAGAAAGAATGATTTACCTCCAAAAAACTTTGAGTCGTCAGGAAACGACATACTTAGCGGAGATTTTGACTTAGGTTCCTTCGAGCCTAGGTAATAATAATAGTAATAATTATATAATATTTTATCATGTCAGAAAATACAGAAGAAGTTCTAGAAACAAACGATCAAGTTGTAGAACAACCTACAGAAGATAATGGCCCAATGTCATATGATGACGGGGTTATTAAAGTAAACTTAGCCGAATTAAATAAACCACAAGAAGATGCCGTTCAAGAACAAAGCGCAGATGCAAGCAATGATACTGTCGGAGAATCCGAAAACACGCCAAGTAGCGAAGAAGTGGTTGAAGAAGTACGGGAGCCCGTCCAAGATGAAGACCAGCCCGTACAAAATGAAGAAACCGTATTAGAAGAAATAACGGAAGAAGAAGTAAAGGAACAAACACAAGAGTTACAAGAAGAAGTTGAGCAAGAAATTCAACATTCTCAAGACACTGGCGCACCTTTACCAGAAAATATTCAAAAAGTTGTAGAGTTTATAAATGAAACAGGCGGTAGCTTGGAAGATTACGTAAAACTTAATACCGATTATTCTGCATTAAATGAAGCGCAGCTTATTAGGGAGTATTACGAAACAACAAAACCTCATTTAGACAAAGAGGATATAGAAGTTCTTATGGAGGACTTTTCGTATGATGAAGAACTAGATGAGCCAAAAGATATACGTAAAGCTAAAATTGCTTTTAAAGAAGAGGCCGCTAAAGCAAAACAGCACCTTGAAAAATTAAAAAGTAATTATTACGAAGAAATTAAAGCTGGATCAAGATTAAATCCAGAACAACAAAAAGCGGTTGAATTTTTTAATCGCTATAAAAAAGACAATGAAGAGTCAACTAAAATAGCTGAACACCAGGCGTCTATATTTAAAAATAAAACAGAAAATCTTTTTTCTAATGATTTCAAAGGTTTTGATTTCAATGTTGGTGAAAAGAAATTTCGTTTTAAAGTAAACAATACAGACCAGGTTAAGACTACTCAAAGCGACATTAATAATTTTGTCAAGAAGTTCTTGAATGATAAAAACGAAATGAAGGATGCTGCCGGGTACCATAAGTCTTTATTTACCGCTATGAACGCTGATGCGATTGCGAATCATTTTTATGAGCAAGGTAAATCCGATGCAATTAAAAATAGTATGGCTAAAGCTAAGAACATTGATATGGATCCGAGAGGGACTCATGAAAACGTCAAAGCTTCTAACGGCTGGACCGTACGCTCAATTTCAAGCAGTGCTAGTAGCTCTAAGTTGAAGATTAAAAGTAAACGATAACAAACCTTAAAAATTAATATTATGGCAGGTGAATTTGGCGTACCTAAAGGTACTCCCGCTGGCGCGCAGTTAAACCATTTAACTCCACGCCCAACGCAAACATTATTTAACGACAACTATTTAAGTTTAGCTGAGCTAGACTTTACACAACAGTTTTTACCAGAAGTATACGAAAAAGAAGTAGAGCGATATGGAAATCGAACTATCTCTGGATTTTTACGTATGGTTGGAGCTGAAATGCCTATGGCTTCTGACCAAGTAGTATGGTCTGAGCAAGGGCGTTTACATATTGCATATGACCCAGTGGTTACAACAGGCACAACTGTAGTGATTCCAGGTGATGCAAATAACAACCCTACTAATCTTATTGGAGCTGGTGCTACTATCGTGGTAGCTGACGCTGCTGGATTAGTTGTAGAGAAAGCATATGTATCAGCTGTAAGCGCTGCAGATGGCGCAACAGGTGATGTTACACTTACTGTAGCTGGCTACCAAGGAGCTATTACTGCTCACGCTGCTGGTAAAGTATTTGTATATGGTTCTGAATATTCTAAAGGAACATCTAACGCTGGGACTTCTGTTGACGCTGCATTTGAGCAGTTTAGCAACAAGCCAATCATTTTACGTGACAAGTACGCTGTAAGCGGATCTGACACTGCACAAATCGGTTGGGTTGAAGTAACTACTGAAGCTGGAACTTCTGGATATTTATGGTATTTAAAATCAGAGCACGAAGCTCGCATCCGTTTTGAAGACCAATTAGAAATGGCAATGATTGAGGCTGAAAAAGCTGCTAACCCAATTGCACCAGCTGCTGGATTTGGCGGTGGAGATGAAATTACTGGTTCTGACGGACTTTTCTCTGCTATCAACGAAAGAGGTCTTGTGTATACTGATGCTGATTTTGGCGCTGCAGGTGGAGCTGGTCTTGATGACTTTGACACTATTTTAGCAGAGCTTGACAAGCAGGGTGCTATTGAAGAAAACATGCTTTTCTTAGATAGAGCTACTTCTTTATCTATTGACAACATGTTGGCTGCTCAAAATTCTTATGGAGTTGGAGGTACATCTTATGGTGTATTTGAAAATTCTGAAGATATGGCGCTTAACTTAGGCTTCTCAGGATTCCGAAGAGGTTCTTACGACTTTTACAAAACTGACTGGAAATATCTAAACGACTCTACTACTCGTGGATTAGTTGGAGATGTTGAAGGTGTTCTTGTACCAGCTGGAACTTCAACTGTATATGACCAAATGCTAGGAAAAAATATTTCAAGACCATTCTTACACATTCGCTACAGAGCTTCTGAAGCTGATGACCGTAAAATGAAATCTTGGATTACTGGATCCGTAGGTGGAAATTACACTAGTGACGAAGACGCAATGAACGTTCACTTCTTATCAGAAAGATGTTTATGTGTACAAGCCGCTAACAACTTTGTCTTGTTGAAAAAAGACTAGTCATATTGTAGGTCTTACCCCTGATGTAACTTCGGGGGTAATTCTTACTCTTATTAACTATTTAATTTTATCATATCATGGCTAAAAAAGCTAAAGCAGAAGAAACAATTGAGGTTGCACCTCAGCCTGTAGCTAAAAAAACAGCTGCACCAAAAAAACCAGAATTTGAATTTAAAGATAGGGTTTATGTATTAAAAGGCAATTCATCGCCGTTAATATATTCAATAAGATCAAAGCATACACAAAGAAAACCCTTATTGTATTTTGACCCTGAAGTTGGTTACAGTAGAGAATTAAGATATGCCACTAATCAACCATCGCCATTTGCCGATGAACAAAAAGGAACATCTACTTTAGGTAGAATTATTTTGAGAGACGGAAAGCTTAAGGTTCCTAAAGAAAATGTGGTATTACAAAAATTACTTTCTTTATATCACCCTTTAAGAGATAAAGTTTATTATGAATTTGATCCAGTAGGTATTTCTGAAAACGAATTAGATTGGATTGAATTAGAGTTGCAAGCATTAAACTTAGCTAAATCATTAGACGTTGATGAAGCAGAGGGAATACTTAGAGTGGAATTTGGTAGTAAAGTTAGTTCTTTGTCTTCAAGTGAGATTAAGAGAGACTTAATGATTTTTGCAAAAAGAAAACCAGGTTTATTTGTGCAACTAGCGCAAGACGAAAATGTTCAATTAAGAAACGTTGGAGTTAAAGCGGTTGAGCAAAATTTATTATCTCTTTCACAAGACCAAAGAACTTTTTCTTATGGATCAACAAATAGAAAGTTAATGACTGTACCTTTTGATGAACATCCATATTCAGCTCTTGCTGCATACTTTAAAACAGATGAAGGCATGGAAGTCTATAAGGCTGTCATGAAAAAACTTATTTAAGTTACTTTATAGTGGTTAGGCTGCTTAAAGTGGCCTAATCATTATAATTAATAATTAAAAAAATATGAGCGTAAGTATAGATACTGTTTATCAAAGAGTGCTTGGCATACTCAATAAAGAACAACGAGGATATGTTACGCCTCAGGAATTTAATTTATTTGCGAATCAAGCGCAAATGGATTTATTTGAACAATACTTTTACGATATTAATCAATTCGGAAGGTTACACGGTAATGATACTGAGTATTCCGATATGCTTGATACGCTAAATAAAAAAATATCCGCTTTTGAAACTTCCGCGGATTTAGCTTATAACACAGATCATTTTGATCTCCCGGCAGATATGTATAGATTAGGTACAGTTATATATATTAACACCACCACAAAAGATTTATACCCATCTCCTACTCAGCCGGCAAATTTTCCAGTAAGCAACCCCACAATACATAGAGAAACTACAAATCAACCCGTTGAAGCTGGTAGAATAAATCAAAATGAAGTATTATACATCAATGCTTCACCTTTGACAAAGCCTAAAAATATTAGACCTATATATACTCAAAATGATAGAGGCATTGTGGTATACGGAAATGAGCTAATAACTACAAATGTAAGCGTTACTTATATAAAGGTGCCCGCGAAAGTTGAATGGAGGTATCAAATGGTATATGGCGAAGCTTTATACGACGCTACTTATTCGGTTGATTTTGAGCTGGATCCATCAGAGGAAACAGAATTAGTATTTAAAATATTAGAGCTTGCCGGTATATTAATTAAAGACTTAAGTATTTATCAAGTATTTAATTCTGAAGAGCAAGAACAAATTCAACAGGAAAAATCATAATAGATGAGCTTAGTAAATATAAACGACGAACAATACTACTTAGGCCCCGACGGGCAATGGAACAGTTGGGATGAAGAATACGGCTCTTACCAGTTTATCAGCATCGACGATATTATTAATAATTTTGTAATATCATATGTAGGTGAAGATAAAATAATAAGCAAAATCAAAAGAACAGACGTGCAGTTCCATGCAATGCGAGGCATACAAGAATTAAATTATGATACTTTGCCGTCTGTAAAATCACAAGAGATTGAAATAGGGCCAACGCTTAATTTTGTTTTACCAAAAGATTATGTTAATTATGTTAAAATAACTTGGGTAGATTCCAGAGGTATTGAAAGAATTGTATATCCCGCAATTAAAACATCCAATCCTTTGCCTATACTTCAAGATCAAAACGCTGAATATTTGTTTGACGAGCAAAATAGAGAAAATCTTCTTGCTGAACAATCCCAAACAAAAACCGCATTTCAATCTACTAATCACAATGCGCAGCAAAATTTAGACAATATAAATAATGCTGATATTTTAGAAAACAACCATTTTGGTAGACGCTACGGAATATCACCAGAACAAGCCCAAGCTAATGGCGTATTTTATATAGACCCTATAACAAACATAATAAATTTTGACTCCAGCTTTGTAGGAAAAATAGTTACATTAAAATATGTTTCTGACGGTTTGGCTGCAGATGGAGATATGAATGTTCACAAGTTTGCAGAAGAGGCTTTATATAAATATATTGCCCACGCTATTTTAGCAACGCGAGCAAACACTCCAGAGTATTTAGTGTTAAGATTTAAAAAAGAGTTATTTGCTGCAAAAAGAAATGCTAAGTTAAGGTTATCAAATATTAAAATAGAGGAAATTACACAAGTTTTACGTAATAAATCTAAAATTATAAAACATTAATATATGCCAGAATTGATTCGTACGTTCGTACGAGGTAAAATGAATAAAGACCTTGACGAACGCTTAGTACCAAATGGCGAGTATAGAGACGCTCTAAACTTAGAAATATCTACTTCTGATACCGGTAATGTAGGTGCGCTGCAAAATTTAGAAGGCAATTCTTCAAAATTTTATAGATCATTAAATCCAAGTACCGGCGTATATACGTCTTGGACTTCCGGTTATATTAACGATTTAGTTAATCCTGTTAAAATAGGAGAGATTAAAAATGATATTAATGAAAAAATATACTGGTTTATAGCTAGCCGAGATGTCAGCGCTATTGCGGAATACGATCAAACAACAGAAATAGTAACACCTATTTTAGTAGATAAAAATAATATATTAAATTTTAGTGAAAATTACTTAATTACAGGTATAAATATTATTGAAGATTTATTATTTTGGACAGATGATCAATCCGAGCCAAAAGTAATAAATATAAAAAGCTTTAAAAATGCAAACATAGGGTCGGATTTTTTAACGCATAGTGTTTTTGCCGGCGCAGATAGCTCTTTATCAAGAGATTTTATTGAATCAGATATAACTGTTATAAAGCAAAGTCCTTTAAATAAACTTAACTTAACTTTATCTAAAACAAGATCGTTAGATGAAAACGGCGATCCAGCTATAGTAGAAACAACTTGTTTACAAAACTTTGTTATACCGGACCCCGGGGCTCCTGATAATTGTAGGGATGTCACATGTAGGATTGCCGCACCTATAGGTACCCAATTCAATGTGAACTGGGCATCCAGCCCCTACCCTTTTTATAGAGTTGGAGATGTATTAAGCTTTGAAACATCTACGGAATTACCAGGATCTACAACTCCAGTAGACTTTGTAATTAGAGCAGAAGTTATTTCTGTTCCTCCCGGTCCAACTCAAACATCTGCGGTTATATCTATTTTGGCCGCACCTACTGAAACTCCCGATGGATTAGGTACGTGGGAGGTATCTCTTGTGGAAGACCCATTTTTTGAGTTTAAGTTCCCTCGCTTCGCATATAGATATAAATATAGCGACAATTATTATTCAA